TGCAGGTATGTTACTAAAGCCTAAGAACGTATATAACCTAGTGTCACAGCAGATTAAATCTATGGGTATGAAGAACGTCAATGATTTCATTCAAGACCCTGGTGACGAACAGATGCAACCTCCAGGTCCTAGTCCTGAAGAGCAAGCTGCTCAGATGGAGAGTCAACTCAAAGTAGAAGAACTAAAGATTAAGATGCAGAAGTTACAGACCGAGAGTACCTTGCGACAACAAGAGATGCAACTAGAAGCAGACTTGGCACAGCAAGAGTTACAACTGAAGTCACAAGAAGCACAGGTAAACATGCAGATTAAACAGCAGGAGTTAGAAATTAAGAAGGCGGACTTAGCTCTTAAACAACAAGAGTTAATTTTAGAGAGAGAACAAGGGAGGCCAGTAGCTATTGGTCCTACATAACTAGGAGAACACATGGGTAAGAAAGGGAAGGAGATGCAGAGGGGTCAGGCTGCAGAGAGGTTTATCAATGACCCTCTGTATAAAGAAGCATTTGAAGAAACAAAAGAAGCACTCATTCATATGTTACTTAATACAGCAATAAGTGAAGAAGTGGAGAGAGACAGAATTTATATTACCATCAAGAGCTTAGACTTAGTTGACCAACACATTAGGTCAGTTCTTGATTCAGGTAAGCTTGCCATGAAGGGGCAGGAATTTTATAATTAAAAAGAGAGGAGTGACTAATGGATTCTACAGAGAATAACCAAGAAGTTGACACAGCCCTGTTTGACAGAGCACAAGAAGGCACAGCTGAAGAAGCAGCCAATAACATCCTTAATATGTGGAACTCGGAAGAGCAACCTACAAACGAGGAAACCGAAGCTACAACTGAGGAGTCAGAAGTAGTTGAGGAAACAATAGAGGAAGATGAAGTTGAAACTGAGGAGGTCTCTGAAGAAGAGGAAGCCACTGAAGAAGTAGAGGAAACTGAAGAGCCTGACGTAGAAGAAGAAGAAGAGGTTACTGACACTAGCTACACTATTAAAGTGGATGGCGAAGAGTACGAAGTAAACCTTGAAGAACTTAAGGCAGGCTACCAAAGACAATCTGACTATACTCGTAAGTCTCAGGCAATAGCTGAACAACGTAAACAGAATGAATCAGTTCAGGAAGAACGTATTAAGTTAGAGCAAGAGAGACAAATGTACGCAAATGGTTTAGAGATGTTGCGAGAGCAGCAGGAAGCCAAGCTTACAGCATTTGATGAAGTGGACTGGAACACCTTGAAAGAGGAAGACCCATATGCTTACATGATGAAGAAAGATGAGTACCGAGATGCTCAGGATAAAATTGCCAACGCTGAACAACAACAACAGATTGTTCACAGACAGCAAGCCCAATCACAGATGGTAGCACGTAGTGCATATGTACAGAACGAGTACGCCAAGCTGGTTGAGGCATTACCTGAGTGGGCTAAAGAAGGCAGCACAGTCAAGACAGATGTCAGAGACTACGCTTCTAAGGTGGGGTTCTTACCGGAAGAGGTTGAGCAATTGTCAGACCACCGTAGTGTTCTTATTCTTAAGAAGGCAATGGAGTTTGATAGGCTTACCAAGAAGGTTTCCCCTAAGAAGAAGGCCGTTAAAAAAGTCCCGAAGGTACAGAAGTCTGGAAGAGGAAAAGTCAAAGCTGAGGCAGCTTCAGAAGTAAACCAGAAGAAGCGTGCAAGGTTAAGGAAGTCAGGCAACACAGATGATGCCGCTTCCGTTTTTTACGACTTGCTATGAAGTAAGTCGAAACAATAATATATATAAGGATATAATAATATGGCAGCAGGCCCACAAAACGCAACAAGAGTAGGTATTAGAGAAGACCTGAGTAATGTAATCTATGACATCTCACCTACAGAAACTCCGTTCCTATCTTCAATCGCGAAGAAAGGTTCGGTAAAGAGCACTCACTTTGAGTGGCAGACAGATGCACTAGCAGCAGCAGTTGGAACTAACGCACAGCTTGAAGGTGCAGCAGCAGGTGACGCTACAGTGAATAATACAACACGTGAAAGTAATTATACACAAATCTCTAAGAAGGTTGTGGACGTTACCGGTTCTGGTGAAGCAGTAGATGCAGCAGGTAAGAAGTCAGAGATGGCATACCAGTTAGCTAAGGCTTCTAAAGAGCTTAAGCGTGATATGGAGAAAACTTTACTTGGTACACAAACAGGTGCAGCTGAGGTTACAACATCGGGTTCTGAGGCAGGACGTAAAACGACAGGCGCTGCAGGTTTCATTGCTACTAATGCAGTAGCGGTGGCAGATAATGCAGGTGTTTTCAATGACTCTGACATCTTAGATGCAGCTGAGGCATGTTGGGATGCTGGTGGTACTCCATCTACTTTATTGGTAGGTGCTACTGATAAGAAGTTAATCACTAGTATGACAGGCCGTGCTGAACAGACACAATCAGTAGTGGACGACAACAAGTCAGTCTACAACGCTGTTGATGTTTACGTGTCGGACTTTGGTACTTTCAACGTAGTGTTGGACAGATACTTACCTGCTGACACAGCTCTTATGTTGGACAACGATATGTGGTCAGTAGACTACTTACGTGACTTCCAGACAGTAGACATCGCTAAAGATGGTGACTCTGATAAGAAGATGCTTGTAGTTGAGTATGGCTTACGCTGTGGTAACGAAGCGGCTAACGCTAAGATTACTACTGCTTAAGTAGTTAATTTAACCCCTGCTTAACTGTGGGGGTTATACTATATTATGTCAATAATAAACACCCAAATTACCCAAGATTCAGATGGTTCAATAATAATAACCTCTGAACAGGACAAGACTGCAGTAAGCAGCATCATAACTGGCAACGGTCAGTTACGACTAGACTCTGGACGTAGTGGCAAAAGCCAGTACCAAGGTGACTCGACAGGTCAACACAGAGTTGCTCGTATACCCCTCATTGTAGTTGAGACTATGATGAGAGAAGGTGTATGGGGAAACAAAGAAAGAATGAAGCATTGGTTAAATGACCCGGAAAATTTACCCTTTAGAACAACAAGAGGAAAACTATAAATGGCACTAAGTACCTATTCAGAAATAAAAATTGCGGTAGCTGACTGGCTAGACCGTAGTGATTTATCAGGAAGAATACCAGACTTCATTAGACTTGCTGAGTTAAGAATTTATAGGGAGCTTCGTATCCCTTCTATGGAGAATGTAGTTGAGTTAACAACAACTAATAACATAGTCTCACTACCTGCTAACTTCTTAGAGATGAGAGCAGCAACAATCAAAGCAGCTAATGACGTACCACTCCGTAGGGTGGGTTATAGGAACCAACCTAAAACATTAGAGAAAGGAACACCCACTACCTTTGCAAGACGAGGTGGTGATTTAATATTACATCCTACACCTGAAACAGAAGTTACAGTAGAGTTATACTACTATGCTGACCAGGGCTCCATAACTGAGGATACAGATGGCTCAAGTTGGTTTACTAGCAATGCCCCTGACTTATTATTATATGGGGCTCTATTAGAGGCTCAGCCCTATCTAAAGGACGATGAACGTATTGTCATATGGCAGACAGCATTCAAGGAAGCAATGAGGACACTACAGTCTATGGCAGATAACTCAGAGTATTCAGGTGCTGAGATTGGTATTAGAACTACTTCAGGAGTTTACTAATGTCTAAGGATACAGGTTTCTTTTCAAGTACTATAGACAACATAACAGCTACTACCTCAGCTGAGGACCACGCAACATCAGCAGCAAACAGTGCAGGATTGGCTAACGCTGCTCTAGCAGGAACTGTTGCAGATTTAGCAGCTACAAATGCAGATGTAGTCTTAACTAATGCAGATGTCGTTGCTACTAATGCAGATGTAGTCTTAACTAATGCAGATGTAGTCTTAACTAATGCAGATGTCGTTGCTACTAATGCAGATGTAGTCTTAACTAATGCAGATGTAGTCTTGACTGCTGCAGATGTAATACTTACAAACCAGGATACTCTTGATACTGCTTTAGATGTAGTAATTACAAACCAGGATACTCTTAATACTGCTGCAGATGTAGTACTTACAAACCAAGATACTATAGACACTGCTGCAGATGTCGTTGCTACTAACTCTGCAAGAGATTTAGCTGAAGGTTATAGAGATGAGCTGACAACATTAACTACTGACACTACCACAGTTGCTGTAGGCGGAAGCTCTACCTCTTCTTATGCGTCAAGCACTGGAGTTCTTTCATTAGGGATACCTACTGGAGCTACTGGAGCTACTGGAGCTACTGGAGCTACAGGAGCTACTGGAGCTACTGGAGCTACTGGACCAGCAGCGGCAACTTATGGTGTAGATGGTACAGTCCTTACTATAACTACTTAATGATATTATGACAACTCAGACTATAGACTTCAGTTCAATAGATAAGGTTGTTTTTGGTAGCACCGAAATAAAGGAGGTTATACACAACGACACTAGTATCTGGACATACACATACGCTGAATCCGCTTTAACTACCAAAAACGTCCCTGTCCTACAAGAATCTTCAACAGTTAATTCTTATGCAGTTACATACTCAGCAGCTGATTTCCCTATAGGAACTTACGAGGTACTACTCTTAACTCAAGAATTTGCTGGACAATATGGTTATGTGCAAGACATTCTACAGAAAATAATGGTCTATGACCTTGATATGAACTACATTACTGGTGGAACTTTTGGCGAAGGTTCAACATTTGAATCTGACCCAGATGGTGATGATTATAATGTAATCTCTAGTTATGGTAACGGCAGCATACCAGCTACTAGCACTGTTTTGGAATTTACTACAGCATCTGCAGGGTTTCAAGTTATAGCACAGCACACAAATCAGCACCCAGGTTGTGATGCTAATAGTAGTATTTCTTTTCAATTTAGGGAGAAGGAGATTTAGTATGAACACTTTTAAAGATGATATTCACAAGAGTGTTAGTAAGCAAAGTGACAAAAGTTATTATTACTTTATGATACAAGGTGATGTGGAATTAGCCTACACTTATTTTAAATTGAATAGCATAAAACACCCTTTATTGGAAAACTGTGAAGCTTGGTGCAAAGGTGTTACTACTAAGTTTATTGCTAAAACAATACGAGACATTAAAGATAATCCTAAACAGACACCTTTCCAGGCTTTTAAGTATAGGGTGAATATGTTCTTCAATACTGCTGCAACTTTCACTGAAGTTACTGAGCCTGTAGATGGTGAAGTGTACATAGCCGACATGACCCTTGACCCTGAGAAGATGTGTGTGAAGAGCGATAATCAAGTATTTGAATATTATGTTTATACTGAAAGAGAGAAGTATCTAGGCTTGTACTTATTGGGTGAGTTTACTCTGTTCTCAGAGCAGGTTAATCACTTCAACAAAAAAGATGTTAAGGCCTATACATTATATAAGGTAGATATTTAAGTATGGAACATAGAGTAGAATCACTAGAGACACAACTAGCACTAATCAAGTCTGACTTAGCTGTACTCAGGACTAAGGAAACATCTTTACCTGATTGGGTTAAGAATGCAGCAGGTGCAATCATCATAGCTATCTTTGCTCAAACAGTTACTACCGTATGGTGGGCGAGTGAGTTAAGTGCTAGACAGTTTACTATGCAGAAGCAGACAGACCGAAACACTATTCTTGTGGATGCTTGGCCTAGTAGACATTCGGAAGTTATGATAAGCTTAAAAGGGTTACAGACTGAGAATAGGAATATGAACCTCTTACTACAAGAGATTCGTTCCAGACAGTTCGGACACTTTAAAGAAATTAATAATTTAGAGTAAATGTTATGGGTAGAGTTAACTAACGGTGCGACTAGAATATATCTATTTGACCCTTGGAATTTCCCAGTTAATTGGATTATAATTTAGCCTTATAATAAATATTATGGTATAATATACAGGAGTATATAATATGTTTGGATTACCTTTAGAAGTAGTAACAATGTTAATGAGTACCATAGGTGGTGCTGTTATGAGAATGTGGTCTCAGTCTAGTGAAGATAAAGCCAGACAGAATGAGATGCTTATGCAACTGCATACACAGCAAGAATTAAATGTAAATAATGCTAGGGCATATAAAAATCCTAATGCTTCTTGGATTCGTAGGTTTCTTGTAGTTTCTTTTATGGGCATGGCTGCATTCATTCTATTGGCCCCTATGTTTGGTATGAACACTACAGTACCCATCGAGGTAACTGAGGGCTTTAAGTTCTTATTCTTAGACTTCACAAACACAATAACAGAATACAAAACACTAGAAGGCATTGTAACACCTGAGTGGTTAGGTCACGCTATACTATCAGTAGTAGGAATGTATTTTGGTTCATCAATAGTAAATAGGAAATAAACATGGCATTAGAAACAGTAGAACACATAGATGACTTAGATGTAAATAACCCTGCAGGAACAGACCCTAAGTCACAAGGTGATGACCACATACGTAACATTAAGAGTGCTATTAAAACCACCTTCCCAAACATAACAGATGCAGTAACAGCAACACACGATGACATTAATAAGCTCGATGGTTTATATACAACAACAGAGCAGCTTGATTATTTAGGTGGTTACTGTAAAGTAGCTGGAAGTAAAACAGACAACACACAAATAGAATGTGAGACTACGGCAGGCGGAACCCCCCTTGGTACTTGGCACCCAGCGGTAACCTCTCAAATTCAAACACAGTTTGATACTCGTGCACCCATAATTGACCCTGAGTTTGCAGGCACTGTTAACGTAGGTTACTGTGCT